GCGGGCGGAAGCTCGCGGTATGCGTGCGCTTTTATCCATGACTTTTGAATGATGCGCTGTTCATCGGAAAGCGGCTCGTTGCACCATTCCGTAGAAAAATTGTCAAAACCAAGCTGTTCGCGTTTTTCTTCTAACGCTTCCGCAGACCAGTATTCGGGCCATAGCGTGGAGCCGTCAGGACGCAGACAGGAGAGGCGGACGGCTATCCACCGCTTGAGCGTTCCCGCTTCCACTTCCTCGATGAGACGCGATATCGGATCGTCAGAATGAAAAATTGTATTTACCCAAATGATGAAAGCGGTTTTTCCAAGATTAAAAACAACCCTTTTAAGCCAGCGCGAAATTTTATCGCGCTGCGAAGGGGAATCAACAGCGTCATCTTTGAGAATATCGTCTAACACGATTAAATCGGGGTGGTACTGCCTGAAGCGTGTACCGCGCATCGATGCGCCGGAACCTTTGGCTTGTATGCACGTTCCGTTTTTTAGCTCGATACGATCATCACGCCAGACATCGCCTTTCAAAAAACCAAAGTCTTCAAGGATAAACTCGTTTTCTTCAAGCTCGATTTTTATATTGATAAGGTTTTCGCGGGCTGAATCGCCAGACGCGCCGATAAGCAGCGCGTAACGCTTCTTGCCTGTGAGGATATTCCAAAGCACATAAGCGAATGACCAGCGGACAGTTTTTCCGTGTTCGCGCGGCTCAATAAACATCGCGCCTGCAAGGTTGTCTGTCGGTTTTAAAAGGCTGTGATAACGCTCGTTTATAAACGGTTTAAGGTTCTTAGAAGTTTGTTTTGAAAGTGATCTTGTATTAGCTACATCATACAGAATGCTTTGATATTTTGCAGGATCAGTGAAGAAATAATCAGCCAGGTAATATTGACAGAAATATCCAAAATCATATTGAGCGCGATCCGTTCTTTTTCTTTTTTCAAGAGAAGTGCGATCATCGCCTACAAGTTCGGATATTAGATCGCTCATTACTCAATTTCCCATTCAGGTTTTGGCTTGCATGATAGAGCCACATCGTTTATTGGTTTTTTGTGGAATGTGCAAATTTTACCTTTTTTCTTTTTGCAACAATTACAACAATGATTTTTGCTTATTAGTGGAATAACTACTTCGACAGTTTCACGTTTTTTATTTTTCATTATTTCACCTTCGCCTCATCGACGATTTTACAGAGGCGTTCTAAAAGTTCGCTGTCGTGCTGGATTGCTTTTTGCAGCTCTGCTTTTAACTGTGATTTTGCTTTGTCGAGGGCTTTGACGGCGTTGGTACGGTACTGTGAAAGTTTCGCCTGCGCTGTGGTTAGTTTTGTTGTGGCGATAATCATTTCAGCAGGGTCTTCAAAGTTAATGCTTCCAATGGTTCGTATTTCTTTTGAAAGTAATTCCTGTAAATATATCAGCATGGCTTCTGCTTGTTCAGTGCCGGGGTGATCTTTGAAAACTTCGGCAATTGCTTTTGACATTTCAACACTTTTACGGATATCTGCAATTTCGTCTTCTTGCGAACGTATAACTCGACGAATTGCTTCGCGGCTTATTGTTATTGTTAGACCATCACGTTTTAATTGTTCGTTTACTTTTTCTGTAACAAAAACAACTGTATTTTTACCACCGTTCCAGTGTTTGGCAATAATTTCTTTTAAGCCATGAACATCAGCTTTGCTTTTTTGTCCCATAGTTAACTCCGCTGTATGAGGATGCCGGGATCTGGTTCTATATTACCGTCAATGAGGTTTAAGCCTTTTGGTGTCAGCTTATACCAGCGAATATTCTCCTGTTTCAAGAATGGATGAGGATGTTCTTTCATAACGCAATATGCCGCATCAGTAAGGTACTCAAGAGACGCAACAATATCGTCAATATTGTGGTACGCATAGAGTGCGCTTTTTAATGTTTTCTGATCTATTCCATCAGGATAGACCGTTCGCAACAAATCAAGTAATTTTCCGCGCAAGACATTGTCTTTTGTAGTCACTTTTTCCCTCCGCTTAGTAATTGAAATATATTTTGAGTAAGCGAGGAAAAACAATTTGTAATCTGATCGGAAACTCTGTTAATCTCGCTCCTCCAGCCTTGCAATTCACGAAAGAAGAATTCTTTATCCACATAATCCTTTTCAACAGCCGTAAGCCGTGCGCCAAAGCTGTTTAAGGAATCGTTTACATCTTCACGCATTTTAGTGATGTCATTATGGAGTTTTGACATTCGATGTTTCTCATCTTCAGAATTCTTTTTGATTTCCTTAATTAGAAAAGACACAACAAATATAAGTAAAATAGAAACTGCCGCAGGTCCCCATTCCCGCAAGACAATAAAAAACACTGACTCCATTCTTACTTCCTTTTAATAAATCGATATATCAATAAAACGCATATAATTGCGTTTAATAAAACACTTAAAACAATAATAAAAAGACGGCGTTGCGATTTTATTTTTTCATCCGCCGCAATCCTTTCCATTTGCGCCGCTTCTTGTTTCAGTTTTTCTATTTCTCCATTCTTCGATGAAAGAAGCATCAACTTCTCGTTCTCGGATTTGTTGAATAATGCTTCCAATTTCCTGTTCTGTTCCATGGCTCGCGCTAATTGATCGTTCAAGCTCTGTGAGTCTTGTTTCAATACGCGCACCTGTGACAGCCAGCTCAATCTCTCCTGCTCTCTGTTCTGTTTGTACTGCTCTATACTCTGAAGCTCCGTCTCCGATATCAGAAACCAGCGCTCTTGTGCTTGCGCAGCCTGTCGAGCAAAAAGAATTAAGCAGACCGAGAAGAGCAACGACAACCAAAAGCCACGGTATTTTAAGCACATTAAACCTCCTCCGGTTTTTTGAAAAAGTGTCCCCATTTTGTTTGTGTTGATCCGCAGTCTTTAAACCATTCAATGAACTGTGCCCATGATAGAACAATGTCATTACCCGAGCCCTGCCAGTTATTAAGTGTGTTACCGTAGGGATCATCAATAATTATTGACATTGGATTTTCAACTCCTTCGTCCCATTCAGCGCCGACCAGCGCAACAATATGACCAAGAGGCTTTGCCAACTCTTTAGGAAAGCCCGGAAATATGCCTGATAAAACTACAGGTCTATCGTCTTTAAGCTGATCAAAAATCAAAGGAATGGAGCGAGCTGTAGAAAATGTTGTAACAGTATTTTCCATCCAAAGATTTACAGCCTGCGATAATTCAGCATGCATCCATGGCCGTAATTTTTTATTTATCATAAGCATATGCAAATTGTCTTCAGGCTGATCGTAAGGCCCTGGCGGTAAATCAAAACCAAGATAATCTAGTGCCATCACCATTGAAGTGACATTGCAAGTATTGTGAGGATCGCGCTCATTGTTTCTTTGCGAGTAATTTAATTTACCTTTTGAAACATTGATAATCACTCGCGACCTCCGCTCTTATTTGCAGCTTTAATAACCTCTGCTGTATTGGCGTCAAAGTTTACTTGCGCTCCCGCTTTAATCTCCATCTTGAGCTGCGCGTTATAAACGGCGTTGTCAATGGCTCCGCTTAACATAAAGACAATGATTGAAATACCCCAAACACCGCCAACGATATAAAAGAAAATCATCAGGCTTTGCGAAATAGGTTTACCGCTGCCATGCAAGACCATCAGCCATGAAATGATCCAAATAACCATGGCTGTTGTAACAATAAAAGCGATTAATTTATGTTTTAAAAATCCGGTTACAAATTTTGTCCAGCACCATTTTTTAGGCGCGTTATCCTCCTTATGGTAATAATGATGAATTTCCGGCGAGCTCCGCGATGCGATGGTCTCCGGCGTTTCAGCAATTCCTTCTTTTTCGTTTGTTTCCATAGAAGAAAAATAGCAGAGATTTAAAATTCTTATGTTTAAATGAGATATAGCAAAAACAAATTATGCCGTAAATAATTCCAGCTGTGTTAAAGATTGGAGTTTTGAGAGCAAAACTTTATCAGGTCGGCCCGCGCGATGCACCAGTTGCCTTCCTCGTCTTTCCATGCAGGCAGTTTTTTGTTGAATATTAACCGTCGGATAGTCAGCTTTGTAACTGAAAAGATATCCGCCGTTTCCCTGATAGATAAAATTGTCTGTTGATTCTGCAATTTTTCTTTTAGGGTGTCGCTTAACATATTCAATCACCGATTCCGATGCCAGCCGCCAGTGACGGCCCACTTTTATTGCTTCTATCTCTCCCATCCACAATAGGGAGTACACATGCTGGATTCCCACTTGAAGTGTTACTGCCGTTTCCTTTACTTTTTGAAACATAAATCCCCTCCTTAGTGTCAGGATTAAATCCTGCTTTCCAGCAAATATCCCGCAGAGCGAGTATCACCGCTGATGCGGACCGCTTTGGTAAAAATGAAATATCATCCACTTTGCCGATGTGTTTAACAATTTTTCTTAAGCTCGCTTCATCCTTGAAACGGCTGGCAAGCAGCCACAATCCTTTTATGTAGTATTCTTGCCGTTTGCTGATCATTCCGGGCGCGCCTGAAACTGTGTTAATTGGTTTGCCAACCCATGTGGATTTAAAACCTAATCGTTGAAACGCGCTCATCACGGTATTGAACTGCGTGGTTGTTTTAATATCTTTTGAGCTAGTAAGCCCTGCACCGGCAAGAACCGCGCGATATGCGTCATCATCGAGACCAAGTTGCTTTTTTGCAACGTGAATGATTGAATATTTATTTCTTGTGTTCCTTGCTGTCATTAAAATCTCCTTCATGTGTAAAATGCCCCGGACGGGACATCCAGAACCGTCCAGGTTTGGTCCGCTGCTTTAGCTGCGATTACGCGGTTTTTTTGAGTTGATCCTGATTCACCTGTTCACGCTTTGTCTCTACAAAGAAATCTTCTTTTTGCTTTCGCGCAGCTCCAACTGTCGCCAGTGTTTCATCGTCAAGCTGAAGCATGGCTTCTTTGTCCGGTTCAATCTTTGTGCGGACATATTGATCAAACCCAAGTTTCTGAAGCATCTCCGCGGTGTCTTTTGTCGTGCTGATTGAGTCCGGGGCTTTGCGGAAGCCGAATGTTCCAAACGTACGAACGAGACTTTTCTTTTCATTGAAAATCTCACCGCGGAAATACCGGGCATAGGCTTCCATTGCTTTGACGCAGGTTTTATACCTATCACGCAAAGGCTTGCCTGTGTCTGCCATGGATTTTTTAATCTCCGCAATTTTTTCATTCCCTTCATTGTCGATTGCTTCGATTTGCGATTCCAGATCGCACATTTCCTTGAGAATAAAATCCGCTTCCTCAAGTGTTTTAATTGAAAACTCGTTACTCTTTGACCTTGCCATAAAATCCTCCTATGATTTTTTCGTTCTTACAGAGCGTTTTATTATTCATGCCGCATCACCTCCACCGCTCGCGGGAGCGGCATCAGCGACAGGCACAATCAGAAGCACATCGCGAAGTATCTGGCGGAGTTGTTTTGCTTCAAAAACAATTTGTTGAAACCGTGATGTTCTGCAGTCCTCGGTAAAAACACCGGTATTCGCAAAGTTCTCTATGCGTAGAATTTTTGCTTCGATTTTTTCATAACCGTCTGCCGTTAATTCGGTTTTGTATTTTTCACACATCTTTGTGCCTCCTCTTGTTCTAAAGCGGCGAGATAATCTTCAATCGCCGCCTGGGTTTTTTGCGACATGGTTTTGTATGCCATGCGCAAAGCCGGATCCTGTGGTATATCTTCGCCGAATTGCGCGAAGCGTTTGCTGATAAGACTGCCGTCGTCTGTGCGTTTTACCACAACAATCTCTGTTAATTGCTCAATTGTTCGGTATGTTTGCAGCGAAGAATTTACTGTAGACGGCATTTTAAACAAGTCACCGAAATCAAAATTGATTTGTCTGGCATTACCGCCAAGATCCACACGATTATAACCCTCTTCGCCCGCCGCGGGCGGCGGAGCGATAAGTTTAAGCGAGTCACGCAGAGTAAGACCGTTTAAAGCGTCCGGATTGTTTTCAAAGTGCTTGAAGATTTTCAAAGCGAGCATTATGCGCCGCTCCGAAAATCCGCTTACGTCAGCGATTGCCTTTGCGGTTAAACCCTTTGCCTTGTAATTAAAATTACGAATGGCGTTAGCGAGAATGTTTCCTGCGTTGTAATAAGCTTTAGCAGTTTGTTTAACAATTTTCGCTGCTGTCTTTTCGTGCTCATCAATTTCTGTGAAAATCGCGGTAAGTTTATTTATAACCCTCACGCCAAATGCATTTTTTAATTCATTCCTTGGAGTTGTTTCTTTAAGAACAGTTTTTGCTTTTCTTGTACGTTCTTTCTGCGCTCTAGCTTTATTAATTTTTGCAAAACTCATGCCGCAAGCCCTCCTCGTCGCATTATAAGAGAAGCTGCCGATTCAACAATATCAATATCAGGTTCTGTAACATTATTTAATGCCATTGTTTGCTGCATACGTTCAATGATTTTTACATACTGGCGAATGTCGCTTTTTGATACATTGTAAATGGCTTCAACAATCTTTTTTGTTACTTTTGGCCAAACAGATTCCGCGATAAGAGCGGCATCGCCCCGTGTAAGACCCGACAAGTGAAGATATACGCCTATGCGGCTTTCCAATTGTCGGTGATCGTTTCGCAGATTCAATATCTGGTGTTTTAAGCGCGGAAGCCCGATCATAACAAGCCCCGACTGCCCGAGGTCGTAAACAAGACGGCGCACAAACTCAAGCGCGTCAGGCCGCAGATAATCGGCTTCATCGAGAATAACAACCATGTCGCGTTCACTTAAAATATCAGAAACATTTCTTACCAGCGTGTTATATGCCACTCTCATAAAGTTAATCGACAATTGCTGCGCTATTTCTGAAACAAGCATTTTACGATTCATTCCTGTAACAACATTTATGAGTATTACGCTTTTCGCGTTTTGCTTGGCGTATTCCTTCGCTGCCGTACTCTTCCCGGAACCTGCCTCCGCTACAATGAGAGCGATATCCTTTTCAACATGCGCGATTTGAATTGCGCTTGTGATGCGGCGCAAATCTTCGGTTTCAACGATTTGAACTTTTTTACGCTCGCGGCCTTTTTCTGACGTGCAAGCCATTGTATAATTTCACCTTCCAGTTTTTGTACATCGCCTTTGTACTCGTCCTTTAAGAATGCGCTGATTACTGAAGGAGAATAGTTCATCTCCCTCGCCGCTTTTGCTTGAGAAATACTCCAGATATTAAGAGCTTCTTCAAGACGTTCTTTGATTCCCAAATTCATTTTGAGACCTCCATGTGTAATATGTGTTCCGGACGTGCGTCCAGCACAGAGACATATTTGTTTTTCTTCG